ATAGAATATCCTGCGACCAGTGAATATTTATGCACTCACTCAATATTTTGTTCACGAAAATAATCTTTTATATTTATCTGAAAATAGTTGTTGACACATTTTTAAATGTATGATAGTATTAGTTAAGAAAATAAATGGAGGTATTGAAAATGATAAAGGCAAGTGATTTTATGGATGCAATTGCAGAACAAAGGAACAAGAAATTTGAAGAAATGCTAAGTATTCAAGAAAGTTTTATAGCAAAGCAAATGAAAGAAGGTAAACGTAGTGTAATATGGATTTTTAGTGATAAGGAATATTATCTGAATGAATTAGAAAAGTCTTGGTATTATCCTTTTGAAATGGATGCAAGAGAAATATTTGAAAATAATGGATTTAAAATTACAGGAATAGTCATAAGATGGTAACGCACAAATAAGCAAGAATAAGAGACTACCAAGTCTCTTATTTTGTGCACATAGTAAAAGGGCACACAATCCTTCGCATGCCCACGATAAGCCATTTCTGACTTTATCTTTGTGTTAGTTTCTCGAATCCTCGTGTCATCAGCGTGTCGAGATCGTGATAATCCCCAACATTGATTGACAAAACTTCAAGTTTTCCATTCTCATTCTCTATTATCAATACTACTTTTGAATCCGTATTCTCAAAATATGCGATTAAATCTTCCATACAAAACTCCTTGTATTTGTTGCTTAATTATATCATTTTAAAATACAATAGTCAATTTTAGAAATAAGTGTTGACAGATATATTCAATCGTGATAGTATAAGACAAGAAAATAAATGGAGGTAACAAAGATGGACAAGTTACAAATAATTGGTTTTGCGATTGGCTTAATAACCGCTTATCTTATCGGATGTTGTGTCACAAAATGCTCACTTAAAGGAAATCTAAAAACAGAAAAAGAATCAGAAAAAGAAACAGTAAGCAGAATAGAAGTAAGGCGAATGATTAATTGTGAGATTAAAAAGTACGATGATGAACTTTCAAGCAAAATTTTAAGCAGGAAAGAAATAGACTTAATGGTTACTCGACATTTTAAAACTTCACTTGTAGAATTGTGTGATTTGTTTAATTTTATGAATAAAAGGTAGAAAAATAAAAGGAGGTAACAAATATGGAAGATGTGTGTATGACTTGCTTTTGGAAAAATCCAAGAACCTGTAAGATGTGTGATGAAAAAGAAACTAAGGAGGAAGTGAAATGAGCTACAGAGTTGAAAAGATAATAAAACTCCAAGAGGGAAAAGAGACATTACAAAAGGCATACGACATAATAGAGGGATATGCTTTTGGCGAATACGGACATAACCTTGATACTGAAGTAGATGCTTTACTTGACACCATTGACGAAACCATACAGGAACTTCATTTTATCATATTAAGGGCAGAGGATGCGGAATACGGATTGTCTGATGATGATGAAGAAGATGATATGTATAAATACAAGAAGGAGGTGTTCTACTCGTGAAAATTGAAGGGTTAAACAAAACGCATCTGACACGAATGTTCAAATACATAAAAGAAGTTCCTAACAAACCATATGGCACATCTTTTAAGAAAGAATTACTACAAGATGCTGACAGCGAGATACAGGGGTTTGTAACCGCACTATTCTACAACAACATCATAGACGAAGATTGCTATTACAAACTTTCTAATGCATCTTTCAAACTTAGAATCAGAATCGGAAAGGAGTGTTGAAAATGAAATACATTAGTCCTGAACAGGCATACAACGATGGATGGACAGAACAAGAATGGCTTGATTGGTGGAAACAGTATAAATACATGGGAGGTGACGATGAATGATAGTCTACTTTATCAGAAAAGGTGGGAATATCCCATCACAAGGGTATTTGTCTCCACCATACAAAGAGGCAAGCAATTTGAACAGTTTTGACGATGACATAATGGAACATGAATGGAAAGTAGATGGTGTTATCCTTGACTATGATACAGAAGTTGAGAACCTACAAGCAGATTGTCAAGGCTTGGCAAGGAAGAATCACAAGCTGATGGAAGAAAAAGAAAAGCTTGAAGTTGAATTATCACATCTGAAAGAGAGTTTGTCACAACTACTTTACGATTATGAATTAAAATTAGGAGGTAAGAAGAATGACATTAATTGAAAAAGATGTGTTTGAGTATATTAAAGAAAATTTCATATACAATGAAAACGGAACTTTTTCAAGAACAGACAGAGAAAATAGCAACGGATCATTTGATAAAGATGGATATTTGATAATCAAAATAAAAGGAAAGCAATTCAAAGCTCATAGGCTCGTGTTTATGTATTTTAACGGAAGATTTCCATACAAAGAAACAGATCACATTAACAGAATAAGAACAGATAATAGAATAGAAAATCTAAGGGAGTGTGATAGAACGCAGAATGTTAGGAACTCAAGCATAAAACCAAACAAAGATACTGGTGTTGTTGGTGTCAGAATAGACAAAACAAAAGGACTTAAAAAAAAATATGCAACAACATTAGGTGGAAAAACTTTTAGATTTTATAATTTAGAAGATGCTATTAAAAAAAGGAGAGAATATTATGGAAATTTATGAAAAACTTAGCAAGATACAAATGGAATTAAAAGTCCCTAAGGCACAATTCAATGCTTTTGGAAAGTACAATTACCGTTCATGTGAAGATATACTTGAATCTTTAAAACCAATATGTGCAAAATATAATTCTGTTTTATTTTTATCGGATGCAATTAGAAATATTGGTGACAGATATTACATTGAGGCAACAGCAACATTATTTGACTTTGAAACAGGAAAATCAATACAAAACACAGGTTCAGCAAGAGAAGAGGAAAACAAAAAGGGACAAGACGGATCACAAATAACTGGTGGTGCATCGTCATACGCACGAAAATACGCTTTAAACGGTTTGTTTGCGATAGACGATACAAAGGATAGCGATAGCACCAACACGCATGGCAAAGAACCAAAACAAGCATCTAAGCCTTATTCCAAACCGTCACCATCAGACAAGACAGACCTGGAAAAGGTGATTGAGAAATTATCAGAAAAAGGAATAGCGGTAGAAAGTCTTTTATTAAAGGCAAAGGTCAGTTCGTTGGAAGAACTGTCACCTGCACAAGTCAAAAAAATATTGGAGATGTGACATGAGTTTAGCATTTGACAAGGACATTCTAAGAAACTACTACGCACTTCTAATCTCTGTGGTTGGTTGCAAAATAAAAGGAAGTGACAAAAGGCTTTACCTGTCATCAGACAAGACACTTGCCATGATGGGGGTAGAGGTTCAGATAGCAGACGGTGACTTCATCCCACCACCACCGACCAACCACAGGCGTAAAAATGCAAAGGGTAGCAAATACTTTCCATCGGAAGAAAGCGTAGAATGGTTAAGGGAACAGATTGATTGTGGTAGAACATACAATGAGATAGCAGAAGATGTGGGTTGCCACCCCACGCACATAGGACAGATTGCCAAATTCAGATTAGGTGTTGAGCCAAGAAAGAAAAGGAGAGTTGAGAGATGAAAGTTAGAAGTAATAAAGTATATGATGCAATTCAATGGAAAGGAGACAATCTTAAAGAAGTTATTGACCTGATAGGTTTGCATAATTCAGTTGAAAAAATGACTTGGTTTGAGTATGAAAAATTAGTAGAAGAAAAAGGACTTAAAATAATAGCACCTAATAGTTCAGAAATGGTTGAGATTAGCGAGTGGATAATTAAGACACCATACATTGTTTATGTGTTAAATGATGAATTGTTTAAAAAAGAGTATGAGGAAGTTGCAAGATGAAAGAAAAACTTAAATTCTATTACAGATGTGCGAAGTGGTTGTGGAGAAACAAAGAGTGGAGTAATACAAGACAAAAATTTAAAGCGATGTTGAGAGAGGTGGAGTGATGGAAAAAGCAGATATATTAATGGCTCTTGAATATTACGGAGATATTATAGAAAAATATGAGTATCTTGACAATATTGTGCCATGCGACATACCTTGCACAATAGATCCAGAATGGACAAAAAAATATGAAATGGCTTGTATTGTATATGAACTTTTGGAAAAAGCATATGACGAGGTGGAGAGATGAAAACTTGTGAGAACTGCATCAACAGAGACGGAAACAAATGCAACGTTTACCATCAGTTTCAGAACAACTGCATCGGTTGGAGTGACAAGGAAACAAAGGCTAAGATGTTAAATGACATAGTAATGTATTCAAAAGGAAGATTAGGTGGTAAGCATTATTACGATATTGCCATGAAAGAATTGTTGATGATGGAGGAAGAATGAGAGTTGAAAAAGGAGATTCAGTTATGTTCAAAGATGCACGCGGTCACCTAAAAATCGGCACTATCACAACAGAGAAGTATGACGAGATACACGATGTTTACTATTATAGCATGAGCATTGGAACTGAAGAAAAGAAACAAGGTTATTATGGTGTAACACAAAATCAGATTATGGAGGTATTGAAATGAACACAAATGTAGTGGTATTAACAGGTAACATGGTGAGAGACATTGACTTGAAGTTTTCGCAATCAGGAATGGCAATAGCAAAAGGAACAATTGCTGTTAATGGTTTGAAAGACGATGATGTGAGTTACATTGACTTCACTTGTTTCAAGCACACAGCAGAGGCAACCGCTAATTACACCGCTAAAGGCAGTAAAGTTGCTTTAACTGGCTATATCAAGCAAGATAAGTGGACAACTAAGGATGGACAGAACAGATCAAAACTTTCGGTTGTGGCAAACAACATCGAATTTCTGACACAGAAAGAAAGGTCATCTAAACCTAACGATGTATTTGAACCGACAAATGACTTTGACATTGATGACATATTTGGAGAAGAATAATGAAAACAGTAGAATTTAAGGCAGAGATTCACTTAGACATTAAGCAAGAGGAACTTCAACCATTCGCAAGGGAACTTGACGAACTGATAAAAAAGTATAAGGTGTACGATTACGATGATAGGAGTGATGGATAATGAAAAAAATAGTTGTAGATTTGAAAGGAAATTCGACAATCTGTAATAACAGTTTTTTAGATGGATTTAGATTTCTTCCTTGTGGAGAACAACAGGATATTTCTTACACAACCACTTACTCAAAAACAAAACAAGAAGTATACACAATAAAGCATCTTCTTAAACAACTTGGAATAGAAAAAGTGATATTCAACGAAAAGGCAACAATCGTTTATCTTACAACAGGAGAAAAAGGTGTTGCCATCAGAAGTGATACAGAAGAATTTGACCCTGTTATCGGACTTAGTGTTGCTTATGCGTTGGCAGAGAGTGGAACTTCAAAGAAAAGGTTCAAGCAGATAATCGAGAAAGAGTACAAAAGGAAGGTAAAAAAATGAAAGACAACTACACAAGGCACGAAGAACTATGCGAGTTTATGAATACACTGTATATAGAGAAGAACAAGAAGTACGGTGACAGTTTCACAATGGCAATCGACAGGTACGGAAAGGTTGCCATGATATTAAGGCTTTACGACAAGTTCAATCGTGCTGAAAGGCTTATTCTAGGGTTTGAGAACGGAAGTACCGATGAAAGCCTTACAGATACATTGATTGACTTGGCTAATTATTCGCTGATGATTGTGATGTACTTGGAAAGGGATAAGGAGGAACTATGAAGTTTAAAACGTTAGTAATCAGATACCACGAAAGTCTTACACCAGAACAAGCACTCTCACTCACTCAAAAAGCAGAGGAACGTTCACGAACATTACTTCAGCACAATTACAGAACTGACACGCATACTGTTTCAAGAACAGTTGACGGTTACAGAATAAGCAAACAGTACGACATTGAACCTATAAAGAGATGTGAGGTGGAAGAATGAACTTAGGCGTAATGTATAGTAGTAAAACAAATGAATGGTCTACGCCACAAGACTTTTATGACGAATTAGACAAAGAGTTTAACTTTACGCTTGATCCTTGTGCAACAAAACAAAACGCAAAGTGCAATAAGTTTTACACACAAGAAGATAATGGGTTAGAAAAAGATTGGCAAGGTGAAACTGTGTTTTGCAACCCACCTTACGGTAGAGAAATAAAACAGTGGGTTAAAAAAGCATACGATGAAAGCAGAAACAAGCACACAACAATAGTTATGTTGATTCCTGCAAGGACAGATACGAGTTATTTCCACGATTATATATATAAAAAAGCTGAAATAAGGTTTATTCGTGGAAGATTGAAGTTTGGAAACTCTAAAAATTCAGCACCGTTTCCAAGCATGATTGTTGTTTTTAATAATACAAAGGATGTGACTATATGATAACAAAAGCAAGATTGGTCTACTCTAAATGGTGCGAAGATAGAACTAAGTCATCTGAATGTTGGGAAGAACTAACAGGGTTGGTGTACGCTGATGACACAGCAAGGAAGTACATGAACGCCATCGGTGTTTGGTTGGAGAACGGAACTGAATCAAGGCTTGGAAACACAAAGGTTGAGACTAAACTTGAAAAGGCAACTAACGATAAAGGCGAAACAATCTATACACAGACTTCCAATATGCTGATTGAGATACAAAATCTTGACAACAAGACACCTGCTGAAATGATGGTGTTGCATGGGTACGACCCAATCAAGTGGGAACTTCTATCATGCTCTAACAAGGTTTGGAATGGAACTTCAAAGGCACAAGGCACATACACCATGTACTCGTCAAGCATAAGAGTGTCTCCTATACAAGACAAATTGTCAAGTGATTCGATTATTGAAGTTTACGAAAGACTAAAACCACCTAAACTCGTCAAGCATACTTACAATAGAAGTGGTGGAAAACTGTTGGAGTTTCCGATAATGGACATTCACTTAGGCAAGTTGGCTTGGGACAAGGAAAGTGGCGAAGATTATGATTTGGATATTGCAGAGACACTCTACAAGAAAACGGTGTCAGATATTATCAGTAGGATAAACGCATCTGAAATAGAACTGATTATATTCCCAATCGGTCAAGACTTCTTCAACGTTGACAACGACAAGTCTGAAACCAACAAAGGCACATTACAAAGCATTGATTCAAGATGGCAGAAGATGTATCAGAAAGGGTGTGAGTTGGTTATATGGGCGATAGAGCAACTAAGGGTTGTCGCACCTGTAAAAGTCGCTTACGTAGCAGGAAATCACTGTTATATGCTAAGTTACTTCCTTACCATAAACACATATAGTTGGTATCGTGATTGCGAAGATGTTTCTGTCAGCATATCACCATCTGTTAGAAAATATTACGAGTTTGGAAAGTGCATGATTGGTTACTCTCATGGTGAAGAACCGATGAAACGATTAGATAAAATCATGCAAGCTGAACAACCTGAAATGTGGGGTAGGACTAAGTACAGGGAACTTCACTTAGGACACTTGCACTCCGAACACGTAGAAGAAAGCATGGGATTAATCATCAGAAGAATATCATCAATCACAAGACCTGATAATTGGCACACAAGCAGAGCGTATGTCGGAACGATTAAGAAGGCACAAGCGTTCATATGGGATAAGGAGAACGGATTGGAACTGATTATCAACAGTTCGCAAACGATATAAGGAGGAACACATGAAATTCTATACAATCAAAGAGGTGTCTGCACTCTTAGGAGTGACAGAACAAACAATACGAAATCTTTTATGGAAAGATAGTTTAAAGGGCGTTCGTGTGGGAAATGCTTGGAGAATAAGGGAAGTTGACCTTAACAAGTATCTTGGAATAGACGATTAGGGATTGGCAACTTATGTTGCCTTTCCTATAACAAGGTATAAACCGTTGCTATGTAACAAATTGACTATGAATATGCGTTGTGATATAATAAGTATAATATATTAAGGAGGTGTGAAATGAATTTAGATAACTTGAAACAAATCAGATTAGACAAAGAGTTGACACAAGGTGAAGTTGCTAAGATGGTAGGTGTTAGTCTTATGGGGTATCAGTTGTGGGAAAGAGGACATACGAAACCGACAGAAGAAAACTATGACAAGTTAGTAAAGGTATTGGGGGAGGATTAAATGAGTTTAACAAAAGAACTTTTAAAGAGTAGTAGCTTTTGGGTTCTAAACAAAAGTTTGGTTGGCATATTAGGAATAGAAACCGCATTTTTATTAACCAACTTAGTGGAGGCTGAAGAACTTATGGGTGATAAAGATGGTTGGGTTTATCAGACAATAGAAACATTAGAAAGTATGACAGGACTTAGTAGATACCAACAAAATGTATCAATCAAGAAGTTAAAGGAATTAGGAATGATACAACAACAGAATCGTGATATTCCAAGAAAGAGATACTTCAAAATAAACTACAATGCTATAAGCGAAAGCATATGTAAAAAATTAGACTTCTGTAGTGTAAATAACTGTACTTCTGTAGAGCAAAAAACTGACAATAATAAAGAACGTACTCATAAAGAACATATTAATAAACAACCACCTAAACCCAAACCGAAATCTTCTGTTGATTCCCTAATAGAAAACTACACTCTTAATCCACTCCTAAAGGAATCTTTAAATGAATTTGTAAAGATGCGTGTCGCAAAGAAAAAGAAACCTACTGAGTACGCTATGAAACAGATTCTTAACAGGCTTGATCGGTTTGCCAAGACAGACGAACAGAAGATTGAGATAGTAGACAGAAGTACACGCAACTCATGGATTGACATTTACGAGGTTGGGAACAAGAATGACAAGTCACAAAATGGAATGAATAGGTTTTAAGGGAGGAAGTGTCAAGATAAAATAAAAAAAACTTAACGATATAGGAGGAGAGTAGATGGCACTAAAAGAAACAACACTCTTTGGAGAAGTTGATAAGGTAAAGATGGCAATAGATAGACTACAAGCGTTTGAGCCAAAAGAGGGTTACTACTTAGCTTTTAGTGGTGGTAAGGACAGTATGTGCATCTATCACTTGGCAATAGAGGCAGGAGTTAAGTTTGATGCACATTATAACATCACAGGACTTGACCCACCTGAATTAGTTTATTTCATAAGAGAGTATTATCCTGATGTTAAGCGAGATATGTATAATAGGTCTATGTTTAGATTGATACAGGAAAAAGGATTGCCAACAAGACTTAAACGATGGTGTTGCGTTGAACTAAAAGAAAGAGGTGGAGAAGATAGGGTTTGCGTTACTGGTGTCAGATGGGCAGAAAGCAACAATAGACGGAACGATAGAAAACCATTTGAAGTAAAAGGAAATAGTAAAAAAGAAAATATGCTATTCAATGACAACGCTGATGAACGAAGAATGTTTGAGAACTGTATGCAGAAAGGAAAGAGGGTTGTCAATCCGATTATAGATTGGGAAGATGAAGATGTGTGGGAGTTTATAAAATCAAGGAATCTACCATATTGCAAGCTGTATGACGAGGGGTATTCAAGGCTTGGTTGCATCGGTTGTCCGATGGTGTATGACAGAAAAAGAGACTTTAAACGATACCCTAAATTTGAAGAAAACTATAAGAGAGCAATAGCAAGATTCTTACCAATATATCTTGAACGCAGAGAGAAAAAAGGAATAGCACCATTCAGAGATACGGTTGATGGGTTTTGGGAGTGGTGGTTGCAGATTGAAGAAGAAGAAAGTCAGATGCCACTATTAGATTATTTAGAAGAACAGGAGGAATAATGAAAATATACGATTTAATAGAAATGCTTGAAGAATTAAGCGGTTATGAAGAAGTATTTATAGAGATAAAGGAACAGGAATATGCTGGTGCGAGAGTTAAAACATACCTATACGATTTTGTAAACATAAAACAAAACAATAATTATAATTCTGTTGTAACTGATTTTTTTAAAGAGGAGGAATAAAATGCTAAACAAGAACATATTCTTTGATAAATTCGATGAACTTCTGAACTTCTACCCAAGTTGGACAGCAAACTTCTCAAAGGCATCGGTAGTCAAAACTTGGTATGAGAGATTCAACCACATGAACGATAGAAGTTTCATTAAGATGGTTGACAAGTACGTTGACACTAACAGATACCCACCTACGGTAGCAGGATTGATGGAGTGTTATGTGCAACTTCCCAACAATGACATATCGCAGAAAGAGGTGGAGTGATGGAAACTATTTGTAAGAATTGCCATTGGTATAAACCAAAGAGAGAACATGCACACATAATAAATTGCATACAAAATCTTGATTATAGAGAAAAAACAGACGCATGCAAGCATTACTGCGAAGATGGAAAATATGTTCCAACAGGAGAGTTGGGCGCTATATCAAATGCTGTTAAGGCTGTAGCTGAAATATTGAAAAAAGAGGTGGAGTGATGTGCAATAACGAACAAGTTTACTGTACACATTGTAAATATTTCAGATTGTGCGATGAACAGAAACCGTACTGTGTTAGCGAGAACGTTGACAAGTGTGATAACTGGGATTGTGATGACAGTAGACCGTTTTCAGAAAGACCGTACTATGAGGAAAGGGGTTTTACTCTTAAAGAAATAGGAAGATTAGAAGATACATACGGTGTTAAAATATTAGACGATACAGATTATGAATTGAGCGAAAGAAGAATGGAATTAAAAAAATTAGATTTTAAAGTTAAAGAAGTTAAACGGTTGGCAGAAATAGGCAGAGCAACGGAATCTTGGTTTAAATATAATCATATGATTGAATCTGATAAGAATGAGATATGGGCACTGAGTGACTTATTGGATTGGTACAGAAAAGAAGTTGAGTGATGCACCTAAACATCCGCAATCAAATTCCAATGCGGATAATTAAGTGCAAGATAGAAAATAGCGGAGGGAAAGAATGTTAGAAGAATCAATATTAGGATCATGTATGATAAGCGAAAATGCGTTGAGTGTCGCAACAGAACTGTTAAGACCGTCACACTTCACAGGAGAGAACAGGGAGATATTCTCAACGTTCATAAGGCTTAGGAAGGAGAACAAGAAGGTAGACCTTACAACTGTGTCAACCATATACAAGAATCTAAGTTACCTTGTTGGGTTGACGGATAATATTGCGACAACAAGAAACATAGAATCACATTGTAAACAGTTGGTTGAGTTAGGGCACAAGCGTAGGATAAAGAGATTCCTTACGGAGTTAGCGTTAGAGGTCGATAACATAGATTTACAGACCGTTTTGTCAAAGATGCAAGGGTTAGCCATACCGACAGACATAAACGCCTTAGATGGCGAGATAAGAGACTTGGACATAAACCCTTACAATGGGATAACAAACGCACAGAACAATTTCATTCCGACAGGACTTCCGACAATAGACTACGCATTGAATGACCTTGTAGGTGGAATGGTGACATTGGTAGGTGGAAGAAACAACGGTGGCAAGACAACGTTCTGTACGCAGGTCATCGCAAACGCAATCGACAAAGGTAAAAAGGTTCTGATGATTAATGGTGAGGAGAAACAGGAAGTCCTAATCAACAAATTCTATACATCCGTTATCGGAAGGAACGCAGAATACTACGAGGTTGTAAGAGTGAACAAACGATACAGGAAAGAACCGATAGCATCTGCGTTGGTGGCACTTATGCAGTGGCATGAGAACAAACTAAAGATGTTCACGAAAGAGAACTCTACACTAAAGACAACGGATCAGTTGTTTGAACTTTTAGGAAAGGAAATGAAACGTTCATCACACGACATCATTGTCATCGACAATCTTATGTCAATACTGACAGGAGTGGCAGACATAGAGAAGAACGGTAAACAGGCAGAGTTCATGCAGAAGTGTTGCGACCTTGCAAAGCATTACAACTGTCACATCGTATTGGTACTGCACCCTAACAAGACATATCGAAAGGGTGAGGAAATGGAATCAGAACAGATAAGTGGCACATCAGATTTGGCAAACAAGGCAGACAACATCATCACCATCATAAGGGAATACAACGAAGATGTGTTGAGTACAGGAGTGAACGGTTGGGTGCAAGTTCAGAAGAACAGAGAGTATTCAGACTTGCCAAAAGTACCGATTCATTTTGAAGAAAGCACAGGGTTGTTGTTAGAAATCAATGACGAGGAACAGTATGTCGCTTACAATTTCAAGTGGCATCAGTTCTTATAGGAGGGATTAATGGATTTATTAAATGAAAATGAAAGGTTAAAAAAAGCTTTATATTTTCAAACTGAAAAACTTGAAAAATATACGGAGTTTTTAAAAGAATTAGGAATTAAAATTAAAATAGCAGAAAAAGAATCGTTGGAAGATACGTTTTATTATACAACAGACACAGATTCACCAGTCAGAAGAGCGGATTATTATGATGCTAATCCATATTGTAGAGATTTTATTACAACAGAAACAATAGATGCAAGACTTCAGTTATCTTACTATGGAAGTGGAATCAGAATAGTTAGTGAAATAGATAAACTGCTGAATACCAAAGCGGAGGAAGAATGATGGAACTAAAAGGCTTTTACAACTTAGATTGCATGGAAGCCATGAAAGAGATACCAGATAAGTATTTTGAGTTAGCGATAGTTGACCCTCCGTATGGGATAGGGATAGACCAATCTATGCACAAAAATGGTGGAACTAAGTACGGTATAGCAAAGGCAGAGAAGAAAAGATATAAAAATAGTAGTTGGGATAACAATTCGCCAAATGAAGAATACTTCAAAGAATTAATGAGAATATCTAAGAATCAAATAATATGGGGTGCTAATCATTTTATAAGTAAAATACCATTTGATAGTAGTTGTTGGGTGGTATGGGATAAACATACTAATGGTGCTTTTGCAGATTGTGAATTAGCATATACTTCATTTAATACTGCTGTTAGAAAATTTGACTTTATGTGGAATGGAATGTTACAAGAGAACATGAAAGACAAGGAATTTAGAATACACCCAACTCAAAAACCTGTTGCACTCTATAAATGGCTTTTAAAAAACTATGCTAAGCAAGGTGATAAGATACTTGATACCCATGTTGGAAGTGCATCATCATTAATTGCTTGTTATGATATGGGATTTGAATACTTAGGGTTTGAGTTAGATGAAGATTATTTTAAGATGGCAACTGAACGGTTGGAGAAACACAAGTCGCAGATGAATTTGTTTTTAGACTTTGATAATTAGGAGGAATAAAATGGAAAAGTGTTGCATCTGTGGAAAGGTATTTGAAGTTGGTTTTCAAATGAGTGACGATGAATGTGTATGTGCATATAGTATGTGTTTTTTAGAGTATTGTAGGACACGAGGAAATATTGTAAGACAGGAGATTGAGAATGAATAGTGGAAAGGTTTTTGAATCAGACTTCAAGAAGTCAGTTCCACCTAACATCTACTATTACAGACTAAGAGATGGAACTGCATCATGGAGTGGTGGTGAGACAAGGTTTCAAGCAACAAACGATTATGATTGCTTTCTGTTTGACGGTGATGTGTTGGTGACTTGTGAACTTAAAAGTGTAAAAGGAAAGTCTATTCCGTTTTCAAACATCAAGAAGAATCAGATTGATGGGTTGAGGAAAGCGTGTGAGTTTAGGAATGTGATTTCAGTTATCATCATAAACTTTAGGGAGACTAATCAGACATATGCCATTCCGATAATAGCATTGACAGGTTTTATGAACTTGACAACCAAAAAAAGCATGAACATTACAGATTGTGAATCGTTAGGAGTTGCTATTGAAAGCACATTGAAACGGACACGAAGTTCTTATGACATAAGAGAGATGATAGACAACCTTAAAATTTATGATGGGATATAAATGGACATAGAAAAACCACCTCTTAATTGGGGTGGCTTTCCTTATTAGAAAGGAGGTAGTAAAATGAAAAAAATAGTTGTTGTTTTAGTAACTTAATATTACCATATCCGTTGGATATAGTCAAATCTTGCCTTCTGCCTTATCCTTGTTGTAGAGAACCTGTGCCATCTGTTCTCTTGTAAGTGGTTCGCTTGGCTTGAACGTACCGTCTGGGAATCCACCCATATAGCCTTTGTCCGTCACATAGTCAATAGCCTTGTAAGACCATCTTGTTTCTTCAACATCTTGAAACTTCATTTCCATCACCTCTATCATTTTTATAAATCCATCTTTTCCGATACCGTCAAGTATGAATCTTGGACAATACTTGCCACTCCAATCTTGGTGAAACTTAACTTCAAGTTTTCCCAACAGTTGCCTTAGATAGAAAACCAATCTGATTGCATTGAACATGGCATCAAGGTTTTCCTCAATCTCTATTCCTATTGATTGTCTGTTTCCTGTTCCATTAACGTTGTCCCCCGCGTGCCAACCGTTCTTGTAGATTGACATTTCTTGGTAGATAGCGTCTTTGCCAACCGTAAAGTGCCATGACTTCACTTCGTCTGTTTCATCGACATATTGCGTGATGTTCCTTGCGGTGGCATCAGAACCGAAGTTGTGGATAGTGACATAAGATGGGTTCATCGGATAACCATCCCTGCCTGTGAAGTCTAATATATGGTCTTGAATCAACGGTGTGTGGAAGATAGTGTTTGTTGACAGATAACCGTCTATGATTGGTTCTAACAATCTGATTCGTTCAGGAAGTATAGGAACACCCCAACCAAATGATGTGTCAAAACCGACTTCTCCTGCATCTACAGAGATTGATTTGAAAACTTCTTCCATCTTATCTTGTGGCATTTTTCCATATCGTTGAGTAACCAATGCTGTCAATCCTGCCATGATAGGAGATGAAAACGATGTTCCGTTCAGGTGTCCTGTCAGACAAGCGAAGTCCATTTCCTCACCGATAGAGGAATAGTATTTTCTTTCAACTACTCCATTACGAATACCGATAGCACCGATAGACCACCCTGTTGTTCTGAATTTTCCTGTTACACCATCTGAACCGTCATTACCTGCTGAACCCATTAGGATATTGTTTGTTCGCCAATACAATTCCTTTACAGGAGTTGGTGTTTCAGCACCAGACATTGATATTGTGATAACATCAATCTCGTTTAGGAAATTCTCAAAACCATCAAGTTCCAACATTCTTGAATCTCCGTTGTGATTGTCTACATCTGCTCTAAATGATACGATTTCATCGCCTGAAACTCTTGTTGAATATATGCAAGAATATACATTGGCGTTTGGTGCGATTAATTTAATCATATCGTAGGTATCTTTCCCATGATTGAAGTATGGTTCTAAATTGAGTATCTTAACACCATCACCTTTGTACCCCATAGTGTGCCACTTGGACACACCATGAAAGTCTAAAGTCTGTTGTTTGAGTTGTTTCACTAAATCTTCGTATAGCATAGGTTACTCCTTTGAAAAACTTCTCACTATATTTTCAACAATAGATGTTAATTCTGGTATTACCACGAATACAAGCAACATCTTGGCGATTGCATCTTGCCCTATCCATAATGAAAACGCAACCAATGTAAAAATGTACTTCCACAGTTCAAACTTTTTCGCTATGCTTTCCCTTGTGATGGCAGACTTGATGGGTTTCTTCTCTTGCCATGCTCTAATTATTCCTGATGCGAGTTCCAACAGTTCAACAGCAACTATAAATATTGCGAGTTGAATAATGGTTAGGTTCTTTACAAATTCAACGATATTAAATTCCATATGATTCTCCTTTTATTATAGATTTTGAATGTACCAAACAAAAAATGCGACTAACGTTGTTACCAATAGTCCACCACCCCATTTGACGGTTGAGACTAAACTTTTTATCTGAATGCATAGTTCCCTTATCTCAACCGTTGTTCCTGCCTGAAACCTTTCTAAGGCATCAATCTTTTCAGAATGTTTGTCCAATCTGTTTCCGAATCTATGCAGACATTCGTCTACCCTTTTGTGTATCTCTCTGCAATTAGCGTCATCCATTTCCATTATATCCCCTTTTTAATTTAGAAAACTTCTAAATCTGTTTAGTCCGTTTACGTTTATTCCTCTTGTTTTCATGCTTGACTTCAGATTATCAAATTTGATTCCTTTTTCTTTCATGTCCTTTAACAGTTCATACATAAAGTCATCGTCATCTTTCTCGTAAGCATCATAGAATTTGGCGTACATTTCAGTATTGTTAAAGGTATTATATATCTTGTCGTATCTATATTTTAAAACATCTTGACCTGATAATGTCAATATGTCACCAAGTGTGTTGACAGTATTTCTAACAGGTAAACCGATGAACAGTTTTCCAATAGAATCTGTTGCCTTGTACATCTTCTCGTTGAAAGGTGCATCAGGGTCAACCATTGTTTTCATGGCATCGAGAAAGTCATTTAACGAACTCTCCGCTATGTTGTCAACATCATATCCTTGAAACAACTTTGAATCTATTTGGTTCACGATGTATACGTTTCTTGCAAAACTACTGACGGCATCTTTAACGAAGTCTGTCTCTCTGCCACGAAGTTTCTTTTGTGCTGTCTGAAGTGATGCTATTCCAACACTTGATGCCAATACAGCAGGTATCGCTTTCATCAGAGACTTAGCACTTCCTGTCGCTTGATAGTCAACATAAGCATCAACAACCATGTTAAAGTTCTTATTTGTCTGTGTACTGAACATTGTTGCAAGTCTACCGACAGCACCTCTTTGCCTACCTGCCTGACTTCTGAACAATGAGTTGTAGTTCGGTTGTGTCCGTTGTATGATACGTTCTGTCTCTCTTGCAACAGCATCGTAGAACTCGTCTGAACCGTAGGCATATTTGAATTGACCTGTGTCAATAGCATCTTTTAGTTTTATATCAACCGCACCCCATATCTTCTTCATAACTTCCATGTCAAATTTCTGAATAGGCATGACGGATAATTGTGCAAGCTTTCCACCCTTAGACATAGCCTCTGCTGTTTCCCTTGTTGCCATACCTAAAGACCTTTCCCATAGTATGGGTGAATGCTTAGACATTAGTTCAACGGTTGGTGCTTGTTGTCCAAATGCCCTAACAAGATATTGAGGTTCTATCTCTGTCATAGCGGTAAAGAAAGATGCAAGTTGGTTTAACCATACCTTAGGATTAACACCAAGTGCCGCAGTCTGTGCGTTTGTTATAACCTTTCCAATCAGTTCCTCGTTTACATCATTGATGTAGTTTCCACCGTCAAGGTTTTTAATCAAGTCATCTAACGGTGCTTTCATCCTACCGTCAAAGGCATTGTTTATAGCCATCTTCACATCTGCGTTTCCAAGAACAAGTTTTGCGTTTCTTAGTGGAACAGCATATCCTTTGTATTCAGAAACAAGACTTAGGTGGTTGTCTATAACATCAAACACATCTCTTATCACAAGTGGTATTTCCGCACCTGTCCTTGCTTGTAAAAGAGACATTCCCTCTCTTGTCGCATTTCTTGAAAACTTAGTGTAGTCTGTACTTCTGTGCATGGAATCTGTTGTCTTTGGAAAATAGTTAGTTTCTTTTGCTAAGAATATACTGTCGAGATCATATGATGTAGAGTTGATTCCATCTTTAAGATATCGGTTAAAGAAGTCCGTACTGATACCATCAGCAAAAGCCTTTTCTTCTTTTGTCAATGTTCCGACTATGTTGTCAAAGTCATTTTGAGTGAACGGTATTGTCCTTGTCATGGAATCTACCCTACCACCACCATTTGTCAAAGATGCAAAGTTGTCTGTGTTCTTCATGTTTAAGTACGTTGATATGCGTTCTCCTAATGTCATGTTGACAGGAACATCGGCATTGTCAAGTTTGATTGGCAGAACATAGTTGTTGTCCTTGAATGACTTTATTCCTAAATTGTCAAGCAACGCATTTCCATCTTGAAGGAACTTTGTGCGTTCAAGGTTTCCATCAACAAACCCTTTGTATAGAGAATATACTTTTGAGTTCTCTGTCTTGTCACCTATCATCTTAAACAATACATGAGGGTCATAAGCACCTTCCCTAAAGTACAGATTAATGATGCTGTCAACCTTTTTCCTTGACTTTCCTTTAACATCAACTTGAAGTGGTTTGGTAGTCTTGTGATTGTCCTTTATCTCTTTAGCGATTTCTTCAAGAGATTCAACTTTTGAGTTGTTAAGGATTGTCTTAGCTGTCTTGTTTGCATGAACGATGTAGTCAAGCACCTCGTTGAGTTCTGACAATTCATCTATCGTCATGTCATTGATGCTTATCTTTCCTATACGTTCTATCTTTTCTTCAATGAATTTGTTTGGCTTGTAGTCAACATCATATGAGTTCAACTGTTCATCCATGTACTTCATCAGTTTGGTATCGTTAAGAGTTGCCTTTGAAATAGACTTTGCTTTTGGGTCAATAACATCGGTTATCTTCCTAAAAGCCAATTCAGATTGTGCTGTAAGGTTATTAGCCTTTGATTGTTTTGAAAGTTTCTTGACCTTATTAAACACTATGTCCTTTACTTCTCTTTCAGCACCACGCTGTGCGTTCATTAAAGCCTTTTCCTTGTATTGCAACTGAAGTATTTTCTTCTGTTCTTTCGCCCACCATGTCTGAAGATTAGCCTTTTCAAGTTTGGTTAGGTTCTGAACGTTCTTTATTTCAAGGTTGTAAGCATTGATTTCTTTCTCAATAGCATCAAGACCTTTCTGTCTCGTAGCTTTATCGACTTCTGAAGATTTTAAAACCTCTATTTTGTTTGAGAGTTCATCAACCTTTTGTCTAAGTTTTATCTCTACGTTACTGACACCTGTTCCACCGTATCTTGTTGTCGCTTGTTCTAAAAGGTTCTTAGCCTCGACACGCTCAACACCATATACATCTGTGAGTATGTAGTTTCCGTTCTTTGTTCCTGTGACTTCAAACGTTTGACCGAATATGTCAAGTTTCTCACCTACAACATATTTGAATTTATTAGGTGGTAATGGTTTTGAACTTGGTTTTTTCAAGTCTCTTTTTATTTCGTTAAGATAATCTCTTGCCTGTTTCAAGTCATCTGCATCAGGAACAAGTTCCTTGTAGTTAGGTTTGTCTGTCAGCTTGTCAGCTATACTCTGTCTTGTCTGTTTTAGATTAGCCTTTATGTCATCTATCTTATTGACAACAGCAAGGTTATCTGCTTTGAAGTTTTCTGTGTTTCCGTACAAATCAACCATTTTCTTTGCATCATTGTATGCCTTGTCAAGTTCCTTGCCATTTATCCCTTTAGCCTCAAAGTCAGCTTTTAACGAATTGAACACTTCTTCTTGTGGAAGTCCTGTCTCCTTAGAGATAGACTTAACCATCTTATCGCCAAATGCCCCTAATTCACTTGATGATGCCTGTTTAAGGAACTTATAGAACGAACCGATACCATACATACCTAAGTTCATAGCGAAGTCTCTAACCGATTCTTTTGCCATGTAGTTTGCGATTTCAGTTCCTTCAAGACCTTTGTTCTTAGCCTCCATAAAATATTGTGGCATACCAATAACAACATCTTTTGCGTACTCTTGTGCAAGAACGCTTGTTGCATATCCGATTGCGGTACTTCCTGTTAGTCCTGTAACCTTTGATGCCAACATCGCTTTAGCAGGATTGAACGCACCTTCAACGCCACCACCTAGCAACAGATAAGAAGTTACATATCTCGCTGTCTTTCCAATAGTTTCACCTGTTTGGAATTTGGAAGTGTCTGTTATTTCCTCGCCACGATACACATCTTCTGATGTTATTCCTGCCTGTGCATATTTATCCATCTGTTCTCTGATAGTCTTTTCAGTACCACCAAGATAAAGTCCTTCAGTTATTCCCGCACGAGTAGGAGAAGATATTCTTTCTGCCTCTTGGACTTGAAGTATCTTACTCATTGTTTCTTGTGTAGACAAACCTGTTGCCTCGCTTATCGGTTTCTCTCTACCTGTAAGAACTTTCAAACCGTAGAACGGATCACGCAATCTTTTACCAACATCAGACTTTAGCAACTGTTCATTTTTAGCCTTTGTCTGTTCTGACAATTCAATCTTTTCTCTAACAGGTCTATAAACATCTTCACTTACCTGTTGAGTTGTTGTCGGTTGGTACTCGCCTATCTGAATGTTAGGTTGCGTTTCGATTATCGGCGAAACTTTATCAACTGTTGGATTGATTACATTATAATTGATTCCACCACTAATTGTGCTTTGCGGTGTTATCTGTTGATTGTTATTTAAAACATCATAGTTTATTCCAGTAGATGGTGTCTGTACAGTAGATTGTTGCTTGTTTAAAACATTATAGTTTATCATAACTATCACACCACTTCCTTTTCACTATTCAAGTCCTGCGGCTTTTCTTAATTTAACCCACTCTGGATAACCATATGTTGCGATTATATAATCCATATTTCCATCCAATAATGTTTCAGCACTTTCGTAATCTTCTGCTTTTTTATAGTTCTCTATGTTTATGTATAGATTATTTAAATCTGCTTTCGTGTCAACAGGTGGTGCAACATTTGGCGTTATGATTGATTCTGGTGTTGTTGTTCTGTCAGTTCTTGTAACAACGCCTTCGCCTGCTGGTTTAGGTGGTTGTGTGACAGTTGTGGTTGTTGGAACTGTTCCTACCAATGCTTTAAGGTAAGACAAACCTTGTGGAGAAATCAATCCTTGATTGCCTAAGTTGTTCATATAAGCCAATGCTGATTGTGGGTCTGTTTTCATCAAGTCTCTAACCCTACCCTCAAATTGACCTGCTTCTTCTTGTGGTGTCATTACATCAGGAGTTGTATTTTTTGAATCATTATATATGTCTCTGTTAAGTGCCAAGTTTCCTTGACTAACAGCAAGGTTGCCTTTCTGAATCTCTAATTGAGCCCACTTGATAGCATTGTCAACACCATCAACAGCAACTTTTCTGTCAAATTCCATTTGCCATTTTTCATCTTCTATTGTATCTCTGAATTGTTGGTACTCAACTTCTTTTTCTTTTGTTTCTATTTGTCTCAATGTATATGAATTACTGATAGCAGATTGTTTCTTCTGTTCTTCAAATTCTGCGATTGTCATGTTTCGTTCAAACGCCATTTGTTCGTCTGCTTTTCTTCCTGCCTCTATCTCACTTGCCCTTGATAGAATGTCTCCTGCTCTTTGTGCCTCTATGTCAGCGGTTTGGAAAGCCTCTTGTCTACTTAACCCTGTTTCCTGTGCAGACCTTAGTCCACCAACAGCTTGTCCTCTTGCGGATAATGCCTGTGGGATAGCCTGTCTTGTAGATGCTATGCTTTCTCTCAACTGACCTAATATCCTATCGTACTTAGGTGCTAATTCTGCTGTTGCCTGTTTAACAGGGTCTAGCAATCTCTGTCTTGTTGTTCGTGTATCTTCCTTAGGTGGTTTGTATGTTGAGAAATCCCTTAGATTGAAAGCATCGTTTAGAACGGTTGCCCTGTCAATGCCTCCGAATGAAGTTCCATTCTTTTTGGCATCGTTGATAAACTGATCTGTTGCGACACCGATATCACTACCGTACTTGTCGCTTGTCTGATATATCTGTGGTTGGTATTTCTTTTGGAAATCTTCAAGCCTTTTTAGATACTCTTTGTTTTCGTAACTTCTTGCCATTACCTTACACCTCCGTATTCAATCTCAAAACTATCGAACTCACACTTGTAAGAGGAAGTAACGATAACGTTCAGTTCAACAAATGTACCCCTCTTTTTAATTGACCTTTTAGATTCCATCAAATCCTGTCCTTTGTATTGGGAATAGTGAGAAGTTGATTCTCGCCATGTTGATTCCTTTAAGTCCAATGTTCTTGAATGGTTGTCTGCCGATACGATTATCTGACAAGTTGTCGGATTGGTGAAGTCACTATCGGTTGTTGCCTTTATGTTGAGCCTATTGAGAGTTGCCTCATATTCTTCCATGCTCATACGCATAATTGCAATCATGCTTATGTCAGAACCATTGTCACTCTCTCCGCTAAATAGTTCAAACACATTGGTTGTGTCTGATGAACTTCCGTACAGTTTTCCGTTAAACTCTGCCATGTCGTTTAATGCTATATCCCATATGCCATCTATTGTCATTCCGTTTGTGAAGTCAAACACCAACATACTGTCTATGTAGTCCGTAGGAATAACGCCACTATTGAAACCGACATAGAGTTTTCCGTCAGAGTATTTCGTGTAGGCATTATCGAAGTTGCCACCTTTGATGTAGGTTCTTACCGTATCGCTTAATGGTGTCTGTTGCAAAGCGTTCTCGTATGTCGAACCACTAAGGTATCTGATACCGTCTTTAGTAACCATTACCAATATCGTTCCACTTGGTGTTGTGCAGACACTCATGCTTTCGTGGTTGACAGCACCTATATCGTCTATGATATAGACCGATGTGTTGTCATTTGCACTACCAAATATGTCTCCTGTCACAAATGCTGTGAAGTCATTTCCTGTTACCACCAACTTGCCTTCAAAAGTCCGTAAACCTTTAATAGCACTTGGAAATTGCTTGTATGATGTTGCACTTATAACTTCCAAATCTATCAATGGGTCAGTTAGTGTAGTTCCGTAAACATCTGAAAAGTATAAAGTTGCAGGATTTGCACTTGGAACATAGAACATATAGTTCTTGTGGTAGTACATCACATCTGAATCAACTGCGGTTAGAATGTCTGTAACGGTAGTTCCGTCATACTTTCGTGGTAGTCCACCATCGCAATAGTAAACGTACTTGGCGTATTCCAATCCACCTGCACCGTCATCTTGAAGTCCTTCGACATTAACCCACCTTATCTTGTTTCCTGTTAGAGAAGTGTCAAATTCTGTCTTGGTGTCAAACGATGTTGTGAAGGTTATAGTGAAGTCATCAAGGCTTGGCGAAACTCCACCACTTGTTATGTATAGAAATGCTTTTATTTTAATATATCTATTTAGATTTATTGAACCACCACTTGCAACTACTCCATAATCTCCAAATCTAACACCATCATCACTACCACTTGCATACATTAATATTCCTGTATTAGCAGGTGTGGTAACAGAAAAAGTTAAAACATTTGAAATAGGTGTTTGTCCTAAATCAAATATTTTAGATATGTATTCACCATCTGAACCATCTGCAACGCTTGTAGTTTGAACACCTGCAACATCCTCGTATAATGCAAATCTAAGGTCGGTTGTTCCTATGTTAACACCATCGTACCACCCTTTACCACCAGCATACGATCCACCAAAATTTACTGCATCATGGACTGTGCCAAAAAGACTTATTTCAAAATAAGCACTTATTATTGCAGAAACATCGAGTTTTGTAGAAAAGATAAAAGAACACAATGTTTTTGCGGTGGACGCCAACACAAGTGTAGCAGAACCAACTGTGGTTGTTTTTGCTATTGTTGTATATACTGTAAGCGTGGCAGTTGTAGTTGCTTTTGGTTGAATATAAACCAATATTCTTTCCAAATTAGATATTGATGTAACATCTATCTCTTGACCAATTAATGTGAAATCTGTGCTAACACCACCACTATCAGTAAGATTGTCAACAATGGATTTTTTTATCATTGAATCATTAAATGTTCCTTCTGCAAACAATGCGATAGTGTCAACAACTTCCGTATCTTCCGTTCCACTTAACTTATAGGCAGATGTGTCAGCACCTAAAAACAATGCGTCTCCACTTGATAGTTTCGCTGTGTGAAGTCCTTTTGGACTTCCTGTTGTTTCTAAATCAAGTAGTGATACATAACCACCCCTCTTAGCCAAACGCCCCTTAGAAGTGTCTGTATTGAGCGAGAATGGCAATACATTAGGTGGAATGTTCTCTTGCTCTGTATTCGTACCCTTGAAATCTTTCAGTTTGATGTATGGCATATTACCACCCCTCTTGAATATCGCTTGATGGCATCACTCGTCTGCTTTCCAAATTGTCTGCTCGTTTCAGAAACTCTGCATAGAACATCTGATAGTCTTGCATATTCCTTTGTGCCATCTCTATTCTCGATAACGCATAATATCCTAATACATAGTTGTCGTTGTACTCGATTGATTGGGTTGCTAACGTTATCGGTGTGTGGTACTTGTGGTAGTATATCTTTAGTCCGTCTGTCGATGCACCTGTTGGTGTGTATATCGTGATCTCGTCATTGAATATGTAATATCCGTACAAATAAAGGCTTGTCTTAACAGGTTGCTGATGAAGTTCAACATAGTTTGTTCCGTCATCAGTTGACAGATAAACACTATCTATCTCAACGCAATCTGTTGGTAATGCGTATGTTGAAGTTGCATCTACAATGTCGGTTGTTGCAACAGCATCAAGCAAAGCATAATCCCTTAATTCAGATATGCCTTCGTTGAATAGTTGAATCCATCTTGCATCAGAAGTCTCAAATGTTGTCTCGTCAGGCTCATACATTTGGTTTGACCATGTGATTAATTCACTTATTAGCATTATTCCACCTCCCATGTAGTAGTGGTCTTAGATTTATTAGTCCATATAGAAGATACATCATCTTTGTTTGTCCACGAATTAGATGCATTTTCTTTCTTAGTCCATGTTGAAGATGCGTCATTTTGAGTTACCCACGATGTATTAACATTATCCATTATTTTCCAATTCCCAACACTCTTATATATTTCAAGCAATCCAATAGTCAATGTGCTTTCAATTCCTATTGCAACAATAGTGCTTGTAAGTTCTTCTATCGTTACAGTAGGACTGTCTATTGATAGTGTTGATTCTATTCCAATAGCAATAATGTCGTTAGAAGTTGTTATTGTCGGACTACTAATAGCCAAAGTTGATTCTATTGATGTAGCATCAATAAAGTCTCCAAACAAATCACCTGTTTTAGTTGAAGGAAATGCCCTGCCTGTTCCCCAAATGATACGTACAGCACCATTGCCACCAGTTTCAATTTCACCGATTGTGTTGTTTGAACCTGCACCACCGCCACCATATAAACCAGCAGTCGATTTGTTAGATGAACTATAAACGTTTTCTAAACTTGTGACATCGGCGTATGATGCGTCTACGCCACCAGAACCTCCGCCACCGCCACCACCGTCAGCTCCACCATAATATCCTCCAGTACCGTTTGAGCCTTCTCCTAAAATACCAACGCCACCACCAGCACCACTTGTGTCAGAAGAACCGCCTGCACCTCCGCCTCCGCCACCACCACCAGAACCAGCAGAACCAGCACTATTGATTTCGCCACCAGCACCACCGTTTCCAGAATAACCGCCAGCACCACCGCCACCACCTGCATCAGCTGTCCCGTTACGACTACCGCCTTTACCACCGTTACCGCCACCGTCACCGACATAATCGCCACCATCGCCACCGTCAGCTTCTCTTGTTCCGCCTCCACCTTTAACGGTTAAAGTGTCTATAAAGTAACTGTCCCCTACTACGGAACTAATAGAACTTCGAGCCTCACCAACAACAACGGTGTAATCGTTTCCAGAAACAACGGTAATGTTGTTTTTCCAACCAAGTCCGCCTCCACCGCCACCGCCTGAACCGCTTGTTGATGAACGCCCAGCACCTCCAGCACCTACGCAGACTACGCATACGGAAGTAACACCATCAGGACAAGTCCACGAATAAGTACCAGGAGTTGTATATGCGACTTGTAATGCACCCATTTAAATCACTCCCTTATAGAGCAAATATATTCGTACCCCATGTAATTGTAATATCGCCACCATTAGGAGTTACAGGAAGTCCACTTGTAACTGTGTCTAAATATGCCAACAGATAACTTGTTGATGGTGTTCCACTATCCTGATAGATAACCAATGCCTCTACCGAATCACCTGTAACGCTTGTGAATGTTATGTCAGCACCATCGAACACTCCGTCTGTTACGGTTGTACTTCCGATAGCGACAGGTGTTCCGACAATGCCACTCAAATCGTCATACGCATCATGTGTGGCACTATATGTATAAGTACCTGTGTCAATCAAAGCAACCTTGATATTCGCACCTGATAAATCAAAATTACCCAATAATAAATTTTCTTTTCCTTTTGGATATAAAAGATTTGCCATAAATTTTTCCTCCTAATTAAAGTGTAGTATTACACTTGCCAATCCTGCACCTGTTCGTGCCTCAATCACATGACCTATCTCGTAGAAGTGCTTTGCATCTGTGAACGGTGATGCAGGTAATTCCTCTGATAATGCCTGTCCTGTCACATAACTCTCACCGTCTGCTGTGAACATGATACCGTTTAATATCAAGTTCCCTGTCGCATAGCTTGAAGTTGCACTCTTTAACACATTTAAATAACCGTCTGTTTCGGCAGTTGTTAATGTCAGTTTTCCCATGTTACACCACCTTTAGATTGTGTTTTATTAAAATTATCATAATTGTTTTAAACTACTTGACCCACTGATTCGTAGTCAAGTGATGTGTGAGCATTTGCAACACTATCGACCACTTTTGCATGTAGCTTGCGTGTAATAGAGAGTAGATTTAAAGACCTAAAATCTTTTCTATCCTTGTGATGCGTTCTTCTTGTGTCAGTTTCTTAACTTTTTCTTTGTCTTTGTACTCTTGCTTAATCAATTCTTTCTTTACCTTGTTTTCTTCGGCTTTCAATTTCAAGCCTTTTGAGTTTAGATACTTGTTTAAGTTATCATACATTACAATATCACTCCTTTGTCGAGTAATAGTTTGGTCAAATCATATACGACACCTTCAAGTTCTTTGTTTTCAACTTCAAGTCTGATTAGTTTTTCTTTATCTGTTTCAACTTTCACTTTATTTTCTTCTGATTTTGCAAGTTCAAGCCAAGCATCATAGTTGGCAAGAACCATTTCTTTTAGATTAGGTCTGTCATTGACTTTTATCATGTAATAGTCAAACTCAAAGATTTGTTCTCCTTCTTGATTTTTAGTCTCAATAACGTTCTCGTAAAAATTAACTTCTGCCATTCCATTGACAATGTTGTCTATCGCGAAAATAGGTTTAATATTACTTTGTGCTTTCATTTCGCACCTCACTCTATATTTTAATTAACCAAACCAAACAAGGGGGTTGCACCCCCATTCCCCCGCTAAGCACGGTGGACAAAAAGACGGGACGCCCGAGGGATGCCCACGGTAGCAGGGGAGCCGCCCAAGATGAAGAACACAGACGAACAATACCGACCATCGTAGAAGAGCCCGCCAGCAAAAGAGACGGCCACCGATGGTCTTGGATAGTAGTAATACGCCCCCATATAAGTCACATTTGAGCCACCTAACGTTTTAGGCATAACGACATACGGATATCGTGCATCAAACTGAAACTCTGAAACATAACCATCTGAAAGTGGCAATGTGTAGTCAAGCAACACATAGTCTGACGTTATCGTGCCTGCATTGTATTTTGTAGGGTCAGGCAATACATAGATTGCACCCAAGTCGGTTGTTAAAACATCACATATGACTGAATAAATATTACCCCAAGGATTTTCGTTGTTTCTGTATTTACATGGATAGAAGCCACTTGAATTTGAAACAATAGAACCACTTGATGCCCTAACACCATCTGTCGCACCATTAACCCATGCCCTTGATGATATGAATGCACCTAATGGAATGTTTAAAGGACTACCGTCAAACTCGATTGCCTTGTCAGTTCCCTCGTCAACGATGTCTGTGATGATCACTCTCGCACTTATTTGCTCTCTGTTAGATGCTGTACCAATGCTGATTGATTGACCGACAACATAATTAGACGCGGTAGCAGTTGATGCGACAATTCTGTTTACGCCATTTTCTGCCAATATGCTGACGTCTGACGAATTGTTGTAACGCATGTTCGCCGCACCCTTCATGATTGTTTGAAAATCTCTGTTAGCAAATTCAACTAACTGCAAGATGTAATCTGTAATTCTTGCCTTCATCGTTTCAGTGTGACCGTTTGAATGAAACGCTCTCGCAACTTCCATGCTTGTATTCAAACTGTGATATGTCGGTTGCAACCCACTTCGTGACGTTGCCTTTCCTCCGACCGTTGAGGTTCGATAGCAAGGAGAATACTCCTTCTGTGTCGGACTTGAAAAACGTGGTGCAAGTGTAAATCCGCTTACAGGTCTGCCAGACACTCTTGGGTGGTCTAAGCTACCATTCCAATAGAAAGGTGTTTCTTCATAAAAGCATTCCGCCTCGTATGCGTAAGGAGGGAATATAGCACCAGCTCTGTCAAAACCAGGCTCGCCTTCGTACGCCATGACAATAGGATTTCCGTTTGCGTCAAAATAAACATTGCAAGCAGGTCTGTTAAAGAACGGAACGCTGTCAAAATCGTTTAAAACAACCTCATCATCAACGCCAACATTAGCGACAATTCCGACCGCATCATCTGTCCGTGTGCCTGCCGATACAGAACCTTCGAATTTTGAACCGTATATTTTTGGCAATTCATTCTTTAGCAAAAAATCCAACTCATTCACCGCCCCAACCAAACTCGTTTTCTCTTCGGTGGTGAGGGTGGTGAGGTCGCCTTGATTTGTAACTGATTGATTTAATTGTGCTGTTGTTACCGTTAGTTTTCCCATATTAAGCCTCCTCTAACAAGGTATAGATTAGTTCATCGTTGCTGTCATATATCAGATAGTCATACACATCACGCAACGCATCATATCCTTCGTCTGGATTGACATAAACATTGTTGTGATATATATTGCTTTTGCCTAACCTATCTTTTATAATAAGTCTTGTATCGTTATCGAATATATTTTTCATATAATCACTCCTAAGAGTTGAGTATTTCTGTGTACTTCAATGTTGTTCCTGTTCCTGCTATGTAACCCAATACGTTGCATCTTACAGTTATTCTCTCGTTCTCTCTTAATTCAAACATATCTGTCGTTGCTGTATCTCCGTTGAATGTCAGATATGCTATGTCAGAAGTTGTGTTTTGAATGATGAACGGTTTGTCTCTTAAAACGATAGAACCTGCTGTTGTGCCTACTGTTATCTTTAAGGTGTCTCCCAAACTGAAAACATCTACACTTACAAAGTTTCCGAATCCCATATTATCCTCCTTAAAAATGGGAGGGAATAACCCTCCCTAAATTTATACTATTTAAGCCGCATTTGTAACAAGTTTAAATATGCAACTAGCAGAAGTTCCTACGTTTACATATAAACCCGATGTTCCTGTTGCTACATCTGTGTCGATGAATAATGCCCCTTTAGCGTAGATAGTACCTGCGTCAGATGGAACAGTTGTGCCTGTTGCCAACAATATCTTACCTGAACTATCTTTTAAGATTACAGCGGTCTTTGCTTGAATATCTCCAACAACATCACCAGTAACATTTCCTGTAACGTTGCCAGTTACATTTCCAACAACACCGCTTGTTGCAGTAATAACACCATCAGTTGTCAATCCACCATCGGTAGTTATATTACCACTATCGTCAACTTCAAAGGCAACAGTTTGGTTTTCAACTTTGAATAAACTCATTTGTTACCTCCTATGATACTTTATTTCCATAGATGAATGAATAGTCATCCCAACCTTTAGACCACAGACCAACAGCTTTGTACTTAGCGACTTCTGTATCGAATACAGATTCCATCTCAACTTTTGGTTCTCTTGCAGTATACCAGTTAAGCATTTTCTTCATTTCCATTTCGTCTGCCAAGAACCAAGCGTTTACGGTTATGAATGGATTGTAGATTAGTTTCAATTCACCATTACCGAATACGTTGATACCGTTGTTGGCATTAGATGGTTCTAAGGCAGAACCAATCAGTTTCTTAGCGTTTAGCCATTGTTTTGGGCCGACTATGATATAGTTAGGATTTCTAACCAATATGTTTCCTGCACTATCAACAAAGTTAATCATAGCTTGTCTTGCTGCATCAACATTGGCAACCGTCAAAGTGGCAGTTCCCTCATTGGATTGAGTAGTTGCATCTGTCGGTGAGTAAGGGTGAGCCGCTGAACATAGTCCAACTCCGTCTGAACCAGCATAAGTGTCATCAAATGCGTTGTTGAACACACTTGCACCATGAATCTGCTTAGTTTTGTAAACCGCATCTACCAACAGAGAATCAACTCTACGTTTAACTTCGCTGAAGTTAGTGAAGTCAAGCAACTCTCTCTCTACCTGCATACCTGCAGAATACTTTGCGTGTCTGTAATTTGTTTGGTAGCCTTTCTCAAAGTCACCGTAATCAACTTGACCTGTCCAAGTAGTCATCAGTTGTGTAGCACCAAATCCAAGATGTTCCTCAACACTTCTGTTCGATGTTTGAACATTGAACAGTTGTCCTAAATAGTCAGGCTTGTTAGCCATTTGCTTGTCAAAATATTTACTTATGTGTCCTTCTAATTCCCTAAAGTTATCATTAATCAAGATTCCCATATCTCATATCCTCCTATTATACTGGTAGAGCAACCATATCGTTGCCGAATGTGTGTAGTCTAACCATGAAGTACATCATTTTATTTTCAGGGTCAGCATCGTATAATCTCAATCCCTCTCCACCAGAAGTGTCAAAGTCTATATCAGTTCCACCAGTTGTAGTATCCCAACCGTACTCGCCTATTGCCAATTTTCCTGCATGAAGTATAACGGTATCTCCGTTTGCAAAAGCACTTGCTTGTTCAGGTATAGTCAACGAGCCAGTTGTTCCAGTAGAATCGGTTACAGGAATCATTGTTCCTTTAGGTATTCCACTTGCACAAGTGACAACCTCTATATAAGAACCTATCCAAAGATTATCTGTTTGTGGTAACAATGTACTGATGACACAAGTAGTTGTCGAACCACCTGTTACTGCCAATGCGTGTGTTGACCTAAGTCCTAATACCAAGTTAGGAGATGATGCGACCTTTAGTGTCAATCCTGTTTCGTTTGCACTTGCACCGTCATGCTCTTGCAACGATACGCCTATAATGGGATCGTCAAGGTCTGTTGCAGATGCGGACACAACTCCTGTGCCTACTGTATAACCGACTAATTCTCCCTTTTCTATTGCTGTAGCAGTTGCTATCGGCAATATCTGATAATTTATATTTCCACCTAAGCTCTTAACAGCTTTAAATCCTGCCATAATTGTTCCTCCGTTTTATTTTTTTCTATTCTTCGCTATTTGAGATAACTCACTTCTATCAAATCCGAACACACTTCCAAGTTTCTTGTCCAAGTCTGTGATAAACACATCTTCAGATGGAGAACCACCTTTAGGAAGGTCTTTAGACTTCTTGTCCTTGATGTCTGCGACAAGCGATTTCTTAGCCTTTGACTTTGCATCAGCTATAATCTTATCCTTATTTACAAGATAGTACGCATCAACCAAACTGATATCATGGTCGCTTGCCTTTTGCTTTACAGCATTGTCCAAATCATTGTATGATTTAAGGTCTGTGCCAAACTGTTCGTTGATTGTCTTAACATCTTCTTCAAGTTCCTTTGTTACCTTTTCTGTCTCAACCGTTTCGTCAAGTTTCTTGTCGATTTCCTTGAAACGTTCGTCTGATTGTATAAGTCTCTCAATGTCTTTCTCGTCATATCCCTTTTCCAAGTAGTCTTTCTTTGCCAAGTCCATCTCGCTCTGTCTAATAGCCTTCAGCAAGTTGTCGATTGTCTTTAGTTCAGGATAGAACCGTTTTACCAATTCGTTTCTCTTTTGTTCCTTCTCGATTATACGTTCATAATCAGTTCCCTTCTGACCGTAAACTAACAGTTCTTCAAGAGTAACTTCCTTGTCACCTATAATCTTGTTTTTAAGGATAAACTTCTGTGGTTCTTCTGTCTGTTCTTCAGTATCAACCTCTTGTTCGCCATCTTGTTCTGTCTTGGCATCAACTTGCTCTGTCTTGTCTGTTTCAACTTCCTCAATGGTTGTATCGGTAGTTTCCTCTGACGGTGTTTCGTCTTTTCCAAATGCTTGGTTTAGCATTTCGTTAAATTCACTCATTTAATTCTCCTTGTGCCTTGGTTTAGGCAGTTTATAGTTGTGCATACACCTGTTGTCTTTCTTCTTCTGACATATTCATCAGTTCATCAATGAATTGTTGGTAACCTGCCATGTCATTCTCTGCCAAATTGACAACATATTGCTTGACATTATCAGGCATACCTTGTGTGAGTTGCATAATTTCCTGTTCAGATGGCTGTGCTTGACCTTGTTGCTGTGGTTGTGGTTGACCGCCTTGTTCCAATGCCATCTGTTCTTGCATTTGTTCGTTTTTCATCTTATCTATTCGAGAAAGTATCTTGTCAACCTTAGGGAACACGCCACTTTCAATGACTTCAAGGACAGTTTTCGTGTCCATAATCCCCATCTCTGCCAATTTAAAGGCAAGGTTGATGTTATATTCTCTGTTGTTTGGCTTTTCATCAAGTATGACTACCTTAATGTCATACTCTGGTAGGTATCTTTCCTTCTCTGTGTTGCCATCTTCCGTCTCTCGTTCCCATTCTTGCATAAATTCGCCTTTATTGAACGTTTCGTAGTAGATGCCTTCCTTGTCTTTTACCCTAAACTTCCTGTCATCGTCATAGAATTGCATACATCTGTTCACAATTAGGTGTGTCAACTGTTTCATAAAGACTTCTGCCTTGCTTGATATTCCATCTGTCCTTACATCTGCTCTCATGCCAAGTGCCTGAACACTTGCGAATGGAGTTCCACTCTTGACTTCGCCTCGCTGAACACCGATGTAACCACCAATGTTCCCTATTGCACTTTCCTTAGAATCCTTATATTCAATAACAGAGTTTGGAACACTTGCACCTGTCCTATCCCTTATCCCCGTTATGTCGTTTACCTCTAAAGCCTGTCCACCTTTCCACATATTCTTCAATATGTTCCCTAATTGCTTGATAGATACAGAACCTTTGTTGTAGAAGAAACCACCTAACCCTTGTTTGCTCATAGCCTCTAATTGAATCTCGTCAGCTTTGTTGTGGTTTACCTGTGGTATCTTAATCTGTTCAATCTCTCCAAAACCCCATTGGCTATCTGAATCTATATGAACAACCGCATAGGCTATCGGATAAAGACCATCGTCATACACATATGGTATGTAGTCAAGAAGAACACCGTCACTTGACATGGCAAGGTGAACACCGTCTAATGTACCGTCTATCATCTGCTGATAGCGTTCCTTCTCAAAGTAGTTATCGGACAGTTCCATTTTCTCTTTCCAAATATCCTTGTATTTCTTTGTGACTTCTTTCGGTTCGCCTTTATGGAAGTGCATATACAGATTTGCAAGGTTTGAATCCATTCCTTCATATCTTTCGTCACTCACTTCACCGTTGGATTCACTTGCCATAACCAAATTAGCCTTGTCTTTAAACCTTTTTTTAAAGTATGACAGCTTTTTCCTAAGCCTTACGATAATGAAATCACATTCTTGCAGGTGCATTTCAAGATTTGTTATGGCAGGGTCAGGGAAGAAATCTCTATTGTCTACCAAAGGAGTTGATATATCTCCCAAGTATCTGTCCTTTCCACTTCCACCATTCTTGTCATTATCCCAAAGGCACATTCCTATGAACTGTCCATGTGATAATGCCTGAAATACTATGTTCTCCCACACTAATGGGAAATTGTTCTTATACATGACATCTTCAACTAACTTTGTTAGTTTCTTGCTCTTGTCATAAGTCTCGCCTTGTTCATCATTCTCAACATCTTGTGTTTCCATAGACTTAACTTTCTCTTTGTTTTCCTCTATGAACGTTATGACAGGTTCAGGCGTAGTGCCACTTAGCATTATCTTCTTGTAGGTTATCAATCCGAACACATAGTTGTCAACACTGTTAGGTCTGCGTTTCATGGTAGCGGGACTTCTGTAACTGATTGACATATTCCAATGGTCTCCCCTAAAAGCCTTGTTGTTATCAGACCATTTGGTTGACATTCCACTCTTTGAGGAACTTGAAACCGAAAAATCATTCTCTATTGTAGCAAGTATCTGATTGTGCAACTTATCTTGATTCATATTCCACCACCTTAATTGTCATACCAACCACCGCTATTGGTAGTCTTTTCTCGTTCCTTCTCAATCTCCGACAGTACCATGAAGTTTGCTTTCAGTTCATCGTATTCTTTTTCAAGAAAACCGACTTCCTTGTGCTTGATGGCATACCCTAATGCCATTCCAATTATTAATATGATTGCACCTGTTATCAATAAAATCCCTCCTCCTCGTCACCGTAGTCATCAAATTCTTCGTATTCTTCGTATTCAGGCTTTGCTTTTAGTGGACTTGCGTAGCCTTGTCGCATGATGCAAAAGCCTCTTAAAGCATCTGGTGCGTGTGTCAGTTCATGTGGGTGCTTTGAAACATCACTTATATTCTTAATATCCTCTTGCAACTGCGGTAGTGTCCTTATCAAGTCCTTACAGTTTGAGAATATTTTAAGTTTGCTTGTTAGGAATACCTCTCCTGTCTGTTCGTGCTTGTTCTCGTATATCTTCAAGAACTCCCTTACGGACAACCAACCTGATATTCTACTATTGTCAGACTTTGTGAAGTATACGCCATTCTCTGCGAATATGTCTCTGACACTTTTCCCTGTCTGACTATCCTTTCCGTAAAGGTCAGGTGGTGCATAGTTCATCACTATATCGTCACCGTCATTGACTTCCTTGTACAACGCACAGGCATCAGATACTAACAAGTCCTTTTCATATGTCATCTTATAGGCATATGTGTTGCCATTCTCGTCTACCGCAAACCATATCGTTGTATACATATCCCTACCGTAGTCTGTCGATGTGTAACGGTCATAGTGTTTTGGAATCGGAAACGGTTCGACAACATGAACATCAGGGTTGAAACCCTTAAAGTATAGTCCTGCACTTGCAAGGAAAGCCTCTTGTGGATTGTCAGGGTACTCTTGTTTGGTAAACGCCTCTCCTAAGTTATGAACGGTGTCCTCATACCATTTGTCATCTCTGCGTGGATCGGTTCTCCATGACAGGAATATCGGATTGAATTTGTTTAGACCATTGTAAGCCTCATTCCACTTGTCCTCAAACAATGTCGCTTTCTTTGCTGTTGATATGCCTATAATCTTACCACCGTTAGGTCTGTTGATTGTCGGATAGAGTGCCACATATATCTCTTGTGCGAATTGTTGCATTGCCCATTCATCTATTATTACAAGATTGGCTGTTAGCGACCTACCACTATCTGCCGATGCAGGTTTGCTCTCAAATAAACTGTCCTCGCCTTTGCCAATTATCGTAACACTCGATGCGGTTATCGTGTAATTGTACTGTGAACGCTTATCGTCAAGTGTTATCAACCATTTTGGAAGATGCCTTATTATAAAGTCTATTCTTTTTACAAGTTTCTTCGCATCATCGTCTGTCCTTGATAGTGCGATAACCTTATACCCACGCTTGATTATCATGTAGTGAAGTGCGATTGCAAGTGCCAACCATGTCAGACCAAGTTGCCTTGCCTTCAGAACAATATTGAATCTGTTTTCAATGATTTCATTGAGTGCCTTCTTCTGTCCATCCCACAATTTGAACGGAACATTTATCTCTGGTGAATCCAAATCCTCTATATTAACCATTCTCTCGATGAAGTATTCAACATCGGTGTAGTATTCTTTCTGTTCCCTCTCAAGCTTCTCGTCTAATAGTTGAAGAAGTTCTTCCTGTTCTTTTCTGTTCATTCACTCACCACTCTTTTCCTGTTATACGCATTTGAAGGTACTTTTAAGACGTTTTTATACTGAATAGGTAGTTAGGTATGGCCTGATATTAAAGTTGCTTAGAATTGATGTTATGCGGTTTAGATTTGATTTGCTTGTATAACCTTTCGTGTGCCATGAAAACTCTTATAATATCGAACACATGTTCAATGTCTTTTTCCATAATGTATCACTCCCATATTGTTACATCCATACTTAAACCGCTAACAATATCAGTGTATTTGCAACTCAATAATTTAACTGCAAATACCATATTTTCCATTTTGGAAACAACCACTCCTTTAAATCAAATGCGGTTAAATTGTTAATGTAACGCACTCACTTTAAATCTACCACGTTATTCGTTATATTTGAAGAATATCATGTTACATTTAAAACTTGGGACGAGTAGACCCTATCACACTCGCAGTGGGCATACGCCAAACAAGGGTCTCCCAAGTAGAAAGTTAGAGAGCATAAAGCCCGTAGGACATTTAAGTATTCGCTAACTTTAATCAACTGTTATTTCTGGAAACAATCAAACCTTGTCTATTCGGAAACTATCAGTAACCGAAACATTTGTTTAAAACCCAACTGTCCGATATTGTCGGATTGTTTTACTAATTTACCTATGTCAGTTCCCATATAAGTAAGAAAGTTTACTTATTTACCACCTTGCTAACACTTTTAGGAACTCTACTCATATATCGATACTCCATCTGCGTCTTGTGAAATGAATACGCCATCTACTATCACATCGTTTCTGTACACATGGTACTTGACTTCCTCTGTGTCGTATACTCTTATCAGAACACCGTCACCGTTGTCATCAATTTTTATGTATTCGTATATGATTTTCATATTAAAAATAATCCTTTGTGAATTTTGCTATGACACTTTTTACACAATACTTGAAGGTCGCACATTTCTTCATGTTCAAAACTATTGTAATGTAAGTGATGAACGTGTAGATTTTCTTCAGAACCACATATGTCACAATGATAACCATATTCTTCAAGTTTTTCTTTACGTTTAAGTTTCCACTCTTTACTATTGATGTATTTTCTATGTTTTGCCTTCAAATCAAATCTATCTTCAGATTTTTTATTTAAAGTGTCGTACAGTTTTAATTCTTCAAGTAATTCAGTTCCACATAATAATTTGAATAGTTTTTTCCTATTAGTCTTGACATCTTCATTTCCAACTTTCCAACGCTCACAACACATAGATAATTCAAATTGTCTACTATCTTCATACTCTGCTATTATATTGCCTTTAAATACGATAAAATATTTTCCTCCTTCAGGAGAATATACTCCATCTTCTAGTGTGTATTCTATATCTTCTAACTTCGTTTTTATTATAATCTCTGTTGTCATATGTTCTCCTTAAAGGTATTTTATTTCTTCTTTTATCATATCCTTAACAATGTATTCAGGAATGTAATCCTTTAGTTGTTTCTCAAACGCTCTGTATAGTGTAAGGTTTATCCTTGAACTTGCGTTAAAGTATAATGGATTGACAACCAATGCCTTTTCTGTCGTACTCATTTTGACAGACATGACAGCAATAACATCGTTCTTGCACAGATTCTTGAATGTCCTTTGTGCCTGTCTTATGCTAACGTTCCATATCTCTGCCAAGTCATCTACTGTTGCGTTCCTGTAACCTTTGTATGTCTTTATCCTTATGAAGTTACTGCCTTTCTCAATGTTGTTCTTCAACTTGTAGAACTTTGCAATCTCGTGATCTTGTAGTGTGTCTGGTAAGTCTATATTCTGATAGGTCACTATCTTTCTTGAATTAGCCTTGAACAAGTAGCCATCTTTATTAACCTTCTGAAACTTAGGATTAGTTTTTTTGTACGTAACTTCTCCTGTCTCATTGTCGATTAATCTGTTTTCCCAAAATAATGCCATACACAAACCTCCCTTTTAAAAACGACATGCGGTGTCGCAAATACACCCAAAAAACGACATGCGGTGTCGCAACCTCTGAATCAACGTTCCCATTACAATCACCTAATTATAACCCTGTTTTCTCTCCAAAAACCTTGTCATGTATCATTAGTATTACTATTACACTTGAAAGATGCGTTAGCACTATATTGCCACCAATATCTTATCTGCAAACTACCTTATATTATACCATTTCCCACTCACTTAGTCAATTCAACTGACTTCAATCCGTAGCCACTTCAATTCCTAAACCCATCGAATTCGAGTAGTTTAAAACTTATATTCATTTATGCAATTTCCAACATTATCAATTCCTAAACTTTTTCCAAAAATTCAAAAAATATATATTTCAGATTTCACTTTCCAATGCCTTTCGTTTTTTCCGATGCCGTAACGATTCTGTGAGAAATGTGTTCTGATTTCAAATAATTTGGGAAAAATATCTCAGGCATAAAAAGTTTGTTTTATTTCAAAGTTTTGTGTGAAAATATATCAGGCATATATATACCCACCCCACCGTCATGCCCACCCCGTCGTTCCCTCCCGCAACCCATTCTATGATGTGTGTTGTAGTCAGAAATAGTGGTAGTTTAATCAGCAGTCAAAACAAAACAAATAGTAGTATTATGATAGATTATTAGTGGTAGTATCATTTGATGAAGCACTACAATCGGTTTTAAGCCATTAGAATTAATGAAGGCATACCATAGTATCACCATTTAATAATAATGCCTATATCATTCCATTAAGCTATCATGCGTGGTTCATGCTGGGTTCATGCTGGGTTTAAACCATTATTCTATCTCATATGTGACGGATTCAATTAATAGTTGTTTCCTTCTCTCTATCTCTTTTAACAGTTCTTGATCCGATAGTTCTGCGAAGGTGTTTTGCTGTCCGGTGTGTTCAATCTCTCTTTTATCTCTCCACTTTTCAGGCTGTCGGTTTTTTAACCAGAAGATCATGCTGGTTGCATCAGGTGGGTATGTTTTATCAACGTCGACTATTTCTATTTTACCATCAACTACCATTGCTTTTTGTTCGGTGGTCTGGAAACCTAAAGCACGATTATATAAAGCAGTTTCAACGTTCTCATCGTATTCTGATTTTGCATCTTTTAAAGACATAAAAAAGTCAGGATATTTTTTTTTCCATCCTGTCAACGTAGCCTCAGTTATTCCAACGCTTTGAGAGATTAAAGCATCTGTCATGCCTAATTTTGATAATCTGATTATAGTATCTTTACAACCATCGAATTTTGACGGTCTACCCATCTTTTTTTTAGTTGATGTAGCTATACGGATCACCCCATTTATCAAATATATCTAGATTAATAAACTACTAATAATTATATCATTACCATAATACATAGTCAAATAGACTGGTTGATGTAGTAATGAAAACTAGATAATGTTCGGTTCAATCGAACGTAATGTTAATTATTTAAAAAAAACACTTGCAATTATATTTCATAGTGATATAATAGGTCAACAAATAAAATTAAAGGATGGTAAAAAATGAAATATTGCTATGAATTAAACAAATCAGATTTACGTAAAATGAAACTTAAGCCAACCCATGTTAATAAATATGGAGTTGAGCAAAACGGTTGGACAGGAATTTTTTATGAAGTTTACGAAGTTGTGGAAACTGAGAATGGTTTATTTATGGGAAATACGATAATTAAAGGTAGTGACCTAACAGAAAATCAAATTGATTATATATTAAAATGTGAATGTAAGGAGTATTAAAAATGAAAAAACTATATTTAAGATTTACAGACCAAAACGATTTAATCGGATTAAAGTTAATAACGATCATGTTATTAACAATTGTAATAATGATAGTTGATGGAGGTAATATAAAATGAATAATATCAATGTTGATGGATATCAAAGAGTATCAAAGAGAACAGCTGAAAGGTTATATAATAGTGGAACTACATTATACTTATACGCTTGCAAGGTTAGACCTAATAATCAATGGATATCACCAGCCAAAACAAATATCAATACAAGCGATCAAAGTTTTGAAAACATGGTAAATGTATTTGAACATTATAATTGTAATTATAATGAATTAGGAAAATACACTGCATTTTATATTCAAGAGGTGCAAGATGTATAAGACTATCAAATTTAAAACAATGTCCCCTGTAGTCATGCAAGAATCAGAAATTAACATGTTTAAGTATATCAACAAGCTCACCATCGAATGGATATCCGATCAAGTCCGATATCCTGAAAAAATTAAAATGGAGGTTTTAAAAGATGACAGCTTATAACATATATTTAAAAGGTAAAATAATTGATACGGTTTTTTATACTGAACAATGCGATAAACAATATATATATAATTCACTGGTTAACCATGATGGATATGACCAAAATATAATAGTCAGAAAAAGGAGATGTAAATAAAATGAATAATGAAAAAGTAATAGTTTCAAGCGATTTAAATATATATTGCTTTGTGAAACGTGGAGAAAATGGAGAAAAAGAACTTTTAAAAGCTAATCGTTATTTACAAGATCAATTAATAGCGTGGACAGAAAATAATAAAAATTATCCTTCAGAATTTGCAGAAAACAGAATAAAAGAATATTCAGAAAAAACCTATTCAATCATGTTATACGATGACTTTTTGAATTATGAACGTGAAACATTGTTATCAAAGCCAGCCATTGAAATAACCGAAGAACAATTCAATGATAGCTTAAATGTATTACCACCTTTAAAATGGTGTACAATGAACGGTGTAAATCAATTCTTAATGTCAGAATTTTATACAGGAACTTATACAACTCAATACGCAAGGAAAAACAATAAATATTATTGTAAGATGGTTGATGCATACGATCAAAAAACATGGTTACACAATATATTATAAATGGAGGCAATAAAAATGTATAAAAGAATAACAACCGATGTATACGAAGTTCAAGGCAATTATGGTTATGGTGATGGTTTTGAGTATCTTATAGCATATGACACCTACAAAGAAGCGAAAGAGTGCGTTAAACTATATAGAGAAAATGAAAACCAAGCTATATATAGAGTAGTCAAAAAAAGAGAAAAAATACAATGATAAATACTTTCAAAAACAAAAATGATTTCGTGTCATTTATAAAAGAACAATTAAACATTGACATTATAAGCGATGAAAATCAATTTAACAATAAACGCAATATGCTTTATGCTGAAATATCTCAAAAAAACCAACTATCTTTGTTTTCACTATTACGCAAAAATGGTGTAAGATATGAAAATCACATAAATAATAAATTTTGGATATACATTAAATAAAAGCGAGGTTATCAACTATCTAATAAAATAAAGGAGGTAAAAACACTTGAACCCTGAAAGGGGTTCTTTTTTTATGCAGTTTTTTAATATCTGATTATATTATCATTATAACCAATACAAGCGACAAAACATTTTACCTATACCATACTATACCTGAACCATTTTAAAGGCTTTAAAACACGTTTAATCGCGTGTGATTTGATAATGGAAGTATCAATATATTGTTTTTAGTGTTTTGTTGGATAATATCCGGCTTTTAAAACTGATCCGTTAATCAGGATAAATATAATTTGACTTTATCGAACATATGGTCTATAATAGATTATAATCGAACGTATGTTTATATCACTCTTAGATATTGACACACACAATTTAATATACAGTAACGTTATCTGCATAATCGAACATTTGTTCTGCCTAGTTTATGCAGTTTTTTATGCA